TTCTGATTTTCCAGATCCGCAATCCTGTGATTTGCCACCTTGATCTGTTCTTCCATCACCGCCTGCGTCTCCTCTAGTTTATATGTACGTTCAATCACGGTATTATGTTTATCCACTTTTTTCTCCAGCTGCTCTATCCGGTAAGCGGTCAGCTTGGCTGATGCAACCACACCAGCCAAGCTACCTATCGCGCTGCCGCACAGACCAACCAGAGCTACTGCTATCTCTGTCGGCATCCTATTCCTCCTCTGTAATCAGGTCTTCGCATTCCAGATCAATCAGAACCTGTTTTACCTGTGGTTTGATCTTGTCCGGAACCTGTGCATAGGTCTTTTTTCCCTTCACGATCAGAGTCGCATAAATCACTGCCATCTCATCTGCCTCCTTCCTCAAAAAATAATATAGAAAATCCTTAAGCCTCTGCCTCCAGAATCTCCTGCACTTCACTCCGGATCTTCTCCGGTACTTCCTCAATGGTTTTCTTTCCACTTTTAACCAATGCCGCATAAACCTTCGCCATATAACTTGCCATACCGCTTCCTCCTTACATGCTTTCATAGAGTTCTGTCAATGCCATCATGGTATTCGTCACCTGTTCCTGCAGATCCAGACTGGTTTCATATTGCTCTGTCAGTGCAAGATAAGCATCCATCAGCTGGTCATTCAGCACAGAAATCTGGTCCTCATCGCTCGGAATGTACTCTGCCTCGGTCAGGACGCCTTTCTCATCCACCACATAAAAGGACACATCCACGCACCGATCTCCTACGCTGACCGCATACTGGTACGCATAGGCACAGGCGCCTTCTCCATAACATGCCTGTGTGATCGTATTCGCTGAAGAGTAATCGTCAAACATGGCGATGTTCTGCACGGTTCCTTCCGCGTCCACCATGATATATGGATACTTTGTTTCTCTTTTCATCTGCTCCTCCTTTTAATATCCCCAGCGGACAATACAGATCCCGGATCCGCCGGACGCTCCATAGTAAGTGGTTCCGGACCAGTATGCCTTTCCGCCACCGCCTCCACCGCCGGTATTGGCAATTCCTGCTGAAGCGGAAACACCGGCGCCGTCTGACAATGTTCCTCCCTTTCCACCGCCGCCGGATCCTCCAGCGCCTGCGCCATTATCCATGTTTCCGGAAGAGGAACCTCCTCCGCCTCCTGCATACAAGGTTCCCGATGCGTTTCCCCATTCGCGGGTCGTTGTTCCCTGTCCTGCACCAACTGTTCCATACGTCTCACTGCCATAATAAGCAGCTCCTCCGTTGCCGCCATTTGAGCCGCCAGCTCCTCCATATACAGCTCCACTCTTATAAGATCTGGAAGATCCGCCTCCAGAGCCGCCAGCCCCACCAGTCTGGGAACTGCCTCCTTTGCCACCTGCTGCAGAAACTACCGTTCCAAACGAAGTGGTCCCTCCGGCTGCACCCGAAGTGGCACTTCCCCCAGCGCCTCCCGCGCCGACCACAACCGCAAAGGCCGCTCCCGGAGTAACCGCATAACCTAACTTTTGGGCTGTATATCCACCGCCGCCTCCACCGCCATTGATCTGGTTAGAGGAGGTATTCGATGTGTTTCCGGAACCTCCTGCTCCGCCACCGCCCACACAAAAGATGTCAATGCTTCTGACTCCTGCCGGGACTGTAAAGGTACCGCTGGCCTTAAATACCTGGGTTCCTTTCGTCGGCGTTGCAGTCGCGGTGTCACTGGCAGCATGAACCCATTCCGCGTTGTTTTTCACTGCGTAGCTGAAGCACTGGAAATAGTATGTGGTTCCTGCAGTAAATCCACCGACCGTTGCGGACGATGTCCCATTTGCCGCGGTATTATTTCCAGCGCCTTTATACCACCGTGTTCCATCTGAGATAGACGTTGGATAAGATCCTGTCTTTCCGACGATGATCACGCCTGAAAACGCCCCTTTCGCCGGATTCTTCCAGGTAAATGTGATCTGCGTGGAAGAATAAGGGGCTGCGTTAAAAGACAATACAGACTGGACCGCCAGCTTTCCGGTGATCTTGGCTCCGTTGGCATAGGCAGTATAACCACTCAGAAGATAATCCGCTGTGGCTGTGGCATCCGAAGTATAGCTTCCTGCTACTCCGCACACCGTCTGTCCCTTTGCCAGCTTTGCGTTTGTCAGTCCCAAAGTAGCCGCCACTTCTGAGTATTCCATGTACTCATAGCTGTTTTCTGCCCAGGAGTATCCATACCGTCCTGCTGCCACCGCAACCTCGAAGCGATTGTTTTGGAGCCGTCTGGCGTCAATATGCTGCGGGGTTCCTCTCCAGTCCCGCATAGTTCCCGTGATCGGATCCCCGTCCGCATTCACAATCACTTTTCCATCCGTCACATCTCCGGCTTCGGCGGTGATCACATCCAGGTCCGCTCCTCCACCGCCACCAGGCATCCAGATTTTCCCCATTGGCTACACTCCTTTCAATCCAACCACAATGTCCATGGCCGGTTTTTTATAAACTTTAAACGTTGCTGTTCCATTTCCCAGCATGGCTGTTCCACTGGAGATAATTCCAAACGCTTTTATGTAAGCTTTCTGCACCGCCACTGACGCTCCATCCTCCAACTTTGATACCAGGATCGCCTCCATGTCCTCTGTCGCCCCTGGAACCGCCACCGTCTGGACATAAGGAGGCGCGGATTTGGTCCAGCCGGAAGCCGTAAGGGTTACCGGTTCTGTATGATTGATCCGGTTTATTGCCTCATTGGTTGCGTTGATATCTTTCGCACCGAATGCATCGCCCTCCTGGCTGTATTCCGTGACATCGATCAGGCAGAACGTACCATCTTTATTATCTACCGTCTGGTACATCCGGTTCTTCTCGAATACATCATCTTTGTAATCTGTTTTTAACACTGCTCTCACCTCCTGTTACCGATTCTGGCATTGTCTAAGATAAAGGTCATGCGCGGAACACCGCTGGAACTTCCATGAATATATTGATACATCCTGGCACATGCTGTTTCTATCCGATTCAATTCCTTCCAATCTATGAACGATTGGTTTTCATAAAAAGTCTGCTTTTCCCCCATTTCTAAAGGAACCGTTGCGTCCCGGATATGATCCACATTCATCTCAAACCGGTTTATTTCATCTGCATAAAAACCATAGTCAGAATACATCTTGTCCGCCCCCATTTCTTCAAACGGAACATTGGGCCAGACAACCAGGGCCAGACTTTTCAGCTCATTCAGATTTCCTTTTATCCGGTTATAATCATCAATATTAAAGTAATCCTCTGGCTGCCAGTTTGTTTTGGGCTGTATCCACATGACTCATATCCCTCCTTGCCTTTATCGTTCCAGATAACGCTCCATTAAATTTCAAGGTATGTTCGTAAATCCTTAAAAGCAGATCCGGAACATATTTATTTTCCAAAAACGCAATATCGTTCGCATCAATCCGTGGCTCCCCGCGATAGTTCAGTTCATATTCCCGGTCAGACCGAAGATAATCCCCAATCCACTCCACCAGATCTGTTGCATGATCAGTCCTGGAAATCAAAGGATTCTCCCACGTTTCAACCGTTCCAGATGAATTTAATGACCGGGACACCACTGCCTGCGTTATGCTATATTCATAGCCATTTATGATAACTTCTGCATGTTCTGGAACCTCCACCGTCACATAGTAAGCTCCACTGTCGATGATGGAAACCCTTTCCCCATCTTCCGTTTCCGCCTCATAACCATGAGATGCCGTGTTCAGGAAAATGGTGTGCCTTATTTCCCCTGTCGGAATTGTTTCCTTTGCAAGCTGGCGTTTTTCAACACCGGGTGCATAAACCGTCCTAACCACCTGCAGTTCTTTTACCTTGGCCAGTTGCGTTCCCTTTGGTGTTTTTGTCAACTCGGAACCATACGACAAAGCATAGTCCGTGCTGTCACCAAAAATCACATTTTGCAAAGTTACCCTCGTATGTGGATCTCCTTCTAAAAATTCACATACAAGCCGATCTGCCTCTGGGAATTCGTGACTGATCATAAATACACTGGATGGCACATTTACAATAAAATCTTCCTGCAATTCTCCATCCAGATAACTATGGATCACCATTTTCTTTGGATACTTATGACCAAACCCTAAGGTAATTCCAAAACACTTATATCTCGCTTCCATGCAAATGGTTACATTAGGACTTTGTTTAAATCGTCCATCTTCATCTGCAACCTCCTCTGATACATAACCAACATCCAGATAATTTCCAGAACGTGGAAGGAAGAACTGTGACGCGGAAGCATCTGTATGATCTTTCTCCGCCGTGGCATAGGTACTTTTCTCTGTCCCTTTTAGGATGGATGCCGTTTTTGAAAAATAAGTCTCATTGTCTGAACTTGCCTCCATATCTGGAATAAAACTGGATTTCATAAAAATATTTCCATTTCTGTCCTGATAAAGAATGCAACGTCCGGCATTGGCAATCAGCTGCAGCGCTTCCTTATGTGTTACAACCGGCATTGGATTATAAACCTTGACATCCTTGAGATAATTATCAAGCCAGTATGTACGACTGTCGATTCCAGCGTCCTGAAAAACATCCAGTGCCAGCTCATACAACGTAATGCCATCCGGTGCATATTTTCCGCGGCGATAGGTTCCATCCATTCCATCAAAGCGATCGGTTGCCGTAAAGCTCATTTCTTCATCATCAGCAGACCATTCCCTTAAATACACTGTGGTTCCCGGAATCCACTCCACATTCCCATTGTCCAATTCCTGACCATAAATCACACTGATTTCCTGTCCATTCTCTAAAAAATTCACAGTACTTTCTTCGTTTTCAATATCATACGCACGATTTTTATTATCAATGGTAATACTGAAATCAATGGATGGAAGATCTTCCATGATCGGGCTGATCCGTTCTTTCTTAGTCGCAGAAAGGATTTTCTGATTATCAAAATAAATACCGATTCCCATTGTGATCTGATGTATCCGGAAACGACTCTGCCCATTGACCATTTGTGCCGGCACAAAACGCAGAAAGGTCGCTCCGGAAAAGATTTTCTCTGTCACAAAGTGTCCATTTTGATTCCCAGTGATCTCTACACTGCTGTTATCGGAAATAATGGAAAAATCCACCGGATATGCTTTGCCAAATTCTACCGTTAATCCTTTAATATCATACGGTATCGGAAAATGGACCTCTATCATTCCAAAAAGATTTTCTGAAACAATCCCCTGATTTAATACCACATCCGATGGATCTCTTGGCAGAAAATACATACTGCCATCAACTGCAGTATAGTCCTGATCGCAGGAATCATATAATTCTTCGACCTTATAGTTGTTGAGCGGCCAGGAAAGATTACTGTAGTACGTATACTTTTCCGGATCCGGGACACTGACAGAAGCCTGCGCTTCCTGATTGATCAACCCGATCGTGACCCTCATATAGGAATGATCGCGAAGCTGCTTTTTCATTTCCTGCTTATACGCATTACTTACTGCCTGCATTACTCCATCACCCCACAGTCTATGATGTTCACTTTGCAATCCTGATACACAGTTGGAAGACCGTCCTTGTCAAACTGGACAGGTGTAGCAGTACGGTTTCCTGGATACATCCGGATCGTTCGAAACCGGTTATTTACCATATCAGGAATACGGGCAGTTACCACAAATTTATCAAATTCCTGTAACATTGCAGCCCATGTCTGAGCATCCAGCATCTTCCACTGCAACGAATCAAACTTATATTGGTCACGGCCCACCTTCTGACCCACAAATTCACCATTCGCATTCTTACCATCACTTACATTGGTAGCCACGACCAGATTTCCGCCAATATCCGGGGCGGGAAATTCCCGTCCATTGATCATAATCACTGCCATATTCCCGCCTCCTTACGTTGTCCTCAATGTGTATCCAGATCTCTTCTCAAGATCCGTCAGTTTCTTCTTGATCTCACGGATATCAATGTTTACCGTCAGATCCAGATTTTCAATCAGGTCGATAATCTGCTTTAACAGATCCACCATCATCGCAAGATACTGGTCACTCATGCTTGCGCTATCAAGACTCATGACACGGTCTGCCATACTCTGGAGCCACTGTCCATCTGGAGAATAACTCCGTCCAGTTCCAACCGTTGTCAATGACGGCGCTGCATTCTGGGCAATGGATGCCATATGGGATACAATCGGAGCCATGCAGGATCTCATCCCATTCTGTACTGCCTGGGAAATACCCTGGGTAATCTGATGGTTATTAGCAACTGCTGCACGACCACCCCAGCTTCCAACAAGTTCCGGATTACCATCCTCATTGGCAACGAACATCTGACCCGACTTCGGGAAGCCACCGGAAGCATGGCCTTTTACTGCTCCGGGACCGCTATTTACATATCCACTATCGTCCTCATCAGAATCTCCATCGTCCTCTGCATCCTTCTTGGCTTTCTTAAAGAGGTTCTTAGCTCCATCAGTAACCTTTTTAAATGTATTGCTGATCACATCCACAATACCTTCCAGCCAGCCTGTAATATCACTCCATACAGATTTTAGTCCATCCCAGAGTTTATTCATGATGCCACGGCCAATATCCACCATCTCATCCAGCTGAAATACATCCTTGATCTTCTGCCAGATTTCTACAAACCACTCTTTGATCGCGGTCCATTTTTCTTCAATGGTAGTTTTTACGGAATCCCAGATTTCGGAAAGCTTGTCGCGGATAGCTGTGAATACCTGCGATGCCAAATCTTTAATCGCATACCAAAGGCTCGATGTAAAAATCTTGACTGCTGTCCATCTCTGATTCCAATATTCAAAAATACCGGTCAAAATCAAAATAATAAATTCTTTGATTGCCTGGAATACAGTGTTTACAATCGCTTTCATTACATCCCAAACTGCCGCTAGGAACGTCTGAACCCCATTCCAAACCGTTTCCCATTTTCTCTTGATTGCATCTAAAGTATTGGACACAAACTGTTTTACCGCATCAATGGCCGTGCTGATCAGTTCCCTGATCGCATCCCAAATTGTCGCTGCATACTCTTTTACCGTATCCCAATGCGTATACAAAAGGACGCCAGCGGCAATCAATGCGGTAATTGCAATAATGACCAATCCAATTGGACTGGTAAGAAAGGCAATTGCTGCCCCTAATGCTGCAGTTACAGTTGTTGCGATCGCACATACAGCATTCCATGCCACTGTAGCCGCAGTCATGGCAATCTGAGCTGCGGTATCTGCTATCTTTGCTGTAGTATTGATAACAAACTGGGCCGCCTGCTGCACCAGGGCCGCTGTTCCTTGCGCCAGATTTACTACAAAATCTTTGGCATACATAGCAACAAATGCGGCTGTCTCCAGCTTATCTGCTATAAGCGCTGCTGTATGCGTTGCAATAGCGGCCGCATTTGCTACAAAACCAGCTACCATTCCAGAAAGCATTGATACGACGCCACCAGCATTAATGATGAATTCACCAAGTTTTACAACTTCCCATGCCCCAAAGAAAGCAGCAACAACTCCAATAGCTCCATCAAAGCGCGTCTGTGTTTCTGTTATCCAGTCCACAACCGAGGATATCGCTTCTTTAAATGCATCAAATACTGGCTTTGCAACAGTATCATAAGCTATATTCAGGCCGTCCCATATCTTATCAATTAATTCTTTCAGCTTATCAAATATAGGCTGCAGTTCATCTAATAGCCCCTGTATCCGTTCTTTGATCTGACCAGCATTATCGGTTATAGGCTTTGTTATAACCTGGATCAGATCCCGGACAAATTTACTGCCTAATTTTGTAACTCCCATAAAAGAGCTACTGAAAATGCCTATGATATCAGCTGTGATCTGCTTTGCGGAATCGCTCCGGAATACAGAAAAGATATCTGCTATAGCAGAAGAAAATTCTCCTGTAATCTGCCAGAGCTCGCTTCCTATATCGAACATGGAAATAATGTATTCTTTAATTCTACTTACATTCTGCTGCAGATAAAGATCAATCCCACCAAGCAGGTTATCAGCAATGGTAGCACCGATACTAGCAACCGATCCGCTGATCTGCCCAAGCGCATACATAACTCTGTCAGCAAATTTCAATGCGGCATTCTGTACTTCCGGATCTGTGGCAATTTCTTTTATCCTGTCTTTAATGGAGCGAATGCTGTTCTGGATAGAATCGAACACCGTTGTGTCACCAAATGCATCCCAGAATCCAGCGACAAACGAAGATTTTAACTGGTTCATCAAGTCAAGGATGCCCTTCAGCTTTTCACTGACCACATCCTCTCCCTGCGAAAGGCTTCCCATATCGAAATCATCCACATCATATCCACCGCCACCTGCAGAGTCTGAACCACTGCTCCCAGCATTATCTGACGGATTAATGATATTCAACTCATCGATCCCTGTAGATATGCCTTTCATATCCTTTGCAGCTTTCTTCGCCGCGCTTCCTGCTCCACCCGCTGCAGTCTCTGCCTTATCTGCAGCCTTCGCTACGGCTTCCATTCCAGCTGCTGCAGCTGACGCACCGCCTCCACTGCGTTTCCCCATGACCAGCTCCGTAAAAGCGCGGAACGCATTGGCCAGGCTCATCAGCTTCCCGATCAGTGTATTGACCACATGGATCACCGGAGACAGCACATTGATAAGCCCCTGTCCGACGGTGGCTTTCAAGCTATCAAACTGCAGTTTCAGGATACGCACCTGGTTCGCCCAGCCATCAGATGTTCTGGAAAAGTCTCCTGCTGCCGTTGTCAGCTGGTCCTGTACAAATTTGTACCGCAGTGCAACCTTTTCCATCTCGGACATCTTAGCAGTTGTTTTTCCAAAGCCATTCTGAAGTGCGTAGGCATCCAGGGCCGTCTGGGTCATAACAATTCCCAGGTCTTTTAAGCTCTCTGTCTCACCGGTAAAAACCGATTTCAGCTTTGTGTATGCTTCATCCTGGCCGATATTATAGAAAGACGCCACATCCCCTGCCAGGCCAGTCAGCGTTGTGGACATGTCATAGGCAGCCTTTTCCCCGAAACCGAATGCTTTCGCCATTGCGCCAAAGGTACCCGTAAAGCGCTTCGCCATCGTTTCCGATAAACCAAACTGCTTTGCCGCATTCTGGGCAAACTGGTTGATCTGCTGGTTCATATGCGGAAAGGTAACATCTACCACGTTCTGAACCTCGGACAGATCAGAACCAAGCTCAATGCAGGATTTGCTAAAATCTACCAGCTTTTTTATGGCAAATGCCCCAGCAAGCGCAGCACCTGCTTTTTTCGCCAGACCCCGAATACCGGTCATCTGCTTTTCAAAATCATTTTTATTTACAACCAGGTCAAGCGCGATCTGGCCAACACTATCCTTGTCCGTATCTATCACCTGCCTTTACCATCTCAACCACCTCCGCACAGAGCTGCCATCATCCGTTCCAGTTCTGCCATCTGCTGATCATATTCCACTTGTGTCATATGCTCCGCTTTCCTGTCTCTCCATGCGTCATAAATCCTCTTCTGGTCACGAGTAAAGTGCTTGATCATGTCCTCATCTGTCTCTGAACGAATGGAAACAACTCGCCCCAAAGGAGTCTCCGGAGACAGACCGGCCAGAAGGGACCGGAACTCGTCCCAACTGACTGTCTCAAATTCTTTTGTCCGGATTCGCAACCCGTACTGCGTAAGAAAACTGGAAATGATCAAATCCCAGTCTTCAAATAAATCGTAGTACGGGTCACTGCTCTCCCGTGCCCACATCCCCCGTGATCAGAGAAACTGCCTCCTGAACCACGATCATCAGATCCCTGAAGCTGAGTTTCATTTTGTCAATCTCGTTGCGGGTCTTTTCCTGGAACATCATGTCATAAGCATCCAGGACTTCCTGCACTCCTGGATCATCATTTCTAAGTAACCCCATAACCTTTAACATGGTAGGCGCGTCTGCGTTTACTTCCAGTTCCTTTCCCTTGATTACCAGCTTCGGATTTCCATCAAAACTCAGCTTGTCCGTAATATCTACTATTTTCGCCATCATCTGTCCCCCTTCCTGTTACACGGCTTCTGCCGGAGTAAACGTTGGTTTGCCATAACAGGTTACTTCAAATTCCAACGCATCAATGGCAGTCGAATCGCCACCTCCCGGAGTGGTAACATTCACTACCACATCGCAGGCCAGCTTTGCCCCGGACGGCATTGTCCATTCAAATTTTGTCATAACATCCTGTCCAAACTTCCACGCCAGACCTGCAATGTAATCATTTCCGGTATCACCGAAGGTTCTTTTTCCTTTAAAAGCAAAGCTGAGCTTCTTTCCGGTCATGGCTGATTTCGCCCAGCCACCTGCATCCATCGCATACCATTCCTGCGTAGTTCCATCAATGGTCGGTGCGAAATTCTCCAGATCAGCAGGTGTTACCATGTCTGCGCTCTGGCTCTCTAATCCCTTGGTACCAAACTTAAAGGTATTGTTATGTACCGGATATACTTTTCCTTTTACCTCGTCCATTTCTTATCCTCACTTTCTTTCATAAATCAAATCCAGCCAGATCACATATTCATATACCCCACCCTCATCGGTACCTACATCCTGTGGTTCCGGAACCATCAGACTCAGATAATTGATATGGGTATCTCCTATGTCCAGGCTGGATACACTTCTAAGTTTCTCAAATAATTCATATGCCGCCATTTCACTCTCTGACTTGCTGCGAGTCCAGTGCACCAGTAAGGAAATCGGCTTTGTATCGTAGGTGGTGCACTCAAGACCGCCCAAAGCAATGTTTGGCGGTCCGGAGCTGCTGCGGCTATACACACCGATGGATTTCTGCTGCTTGTTATCAAGCTTGCCAATATAGACATGCTGGTCATCAGCAATACCAAGAGATGCGATCCATGCGCGGACATCTGTTGATTTCAGCATCATACACCACCTGCCTTTCTGTAAAACTTTTTGAACGCCTTTGCCGCATCGCCGGCATTCTTTCCACCAGGCATCCAGTCTTCATACCATTTTCCTTTTGCGTTCGGGTTTTCATCCGTCTGGAAGTGGTATTCTGGATGATAATACAGCCGTCTGGCATATGGGGTACTGGAAACCAGTGTCACTTTGCCGTTTTTCGATTCACTGTAGTCCACAAAGGTTGCATCTTCTTCCAGATGGCCAGTATCAAACGGCATGACCTGAGCCTGCACCACTTCTGTGTGCAGCGCTTCTCCTGTCATTTCCAGGGCCTTTACTGCCGCCTCTGTCAACTGGTTGATTCTCGGCATATTTAATTTTATTGTGGATCTCACCTGCATCAGATCACCTCCAGACTGCAATAGTTCACGGTTCCATCCGGATTCCGGTTTTTGCATCCCTGCTGGATCCGGCGCTCCTGCCCGAAGACCGTCAGACATCCACCACTCAGAGAAGGCATCTCCGGCGCAATATCACCAGGAAAAAGAGCTGTTCCTGTGATCTGGATCAGTTTCTTTTCCGCTGTCAGGATCGTTTTCGCTTTATCCTGGAAATTACACATTAGATCTGCATCCATGGAGTATTTCGGTTCTCCCAGATTACTCAGCTCCTCTGACTCCAAATGTACATGCACAGGAGTCTTACAGAGTCGTTTCGGTATCAAACATGGGTATTTCATCGTCTCACCTCGCTAAACGGCAGCACAGGCCCGTCTGACACAGCATGGCATACACATCTCGTTTCATTGCCACTCCCTTGTCTGTAAAAACATTCCAGGAATTGCCAAACTGCATGGATACGCCATTGATGCTGTAGCCCTGAAGAATGGTACTGATCTCATCCGCATTTTCCGTTTCAAAATCTGCCTGCTGGCACACCACATCCCGGATCAGTTCCTGCTGAAAGCTGGTCAAATTAGAAAATCCCCGTCCCGCAATCCGATTGTAGGTCAGGGAATCAATATGACGGCTGGCCTGGCGGAGAGCTTTTTCAAGCTCATCCTCAGGCACAATCTTCCCACAATACTCCTGTCGGTAATAATCTGGTGTTGCATACGGCTCATAGGCCATGAGATCACCTCCAGACTATGCACCGGTATATTCTGTAGTGTCCACATCCACGTATACGCTGTCTACCTTGCCGTCCTTACCATTTGGGAAGACAAATACATCAGACAGGGAACGGTTCTGGTACAGGTAACCATCTCCCTCGGTGTGAGCACCCGGTGCAAAATAATAGATGCTGGAGATCTTCGGCACGATCTTGCAGGTCTGGCCGCAGGCAACCAGCACATTGATCTTGTGAGCTCCAGTTACTGCGGCAGTATGACTTCCGCTATCCTCGGCAACCTTTTTCAACGGGGCAAAGCCGCCGTTTTCCGGCTCCCAGTCAAAGGCGTCATAGAAACGCTCATCATCGACCACTTCCATGATCGGTACTCCGTCAATATCCGTTACACGGGTCTCAATGCCCATACCGCCCTCTGCGATCTGGGTCATCTCAATCTTGCGGGTAAACTCTGTGGACTGTTCCAGGGCATCCATGATAGCGCTGGAAACATACATCACCAGCGTGCCATTGGCTTTATATCTTCTCAGTTTCCCCTTTCCAAGAATATCTTTCAGCATACCGAATACTTTCGCCTTCGTGTAACCAGCCGCCGCAGTGGAAGAATGATATCCCTCCTGCTTCTGCGCCTTCTGTGCCACTTTGGAGAAAAACAGAGCGTCTGTCTCCGGCACCACCTGGGTCTGCTCGAAAGTCCTGGAAATGTTCTGGATGGAAGCAGTTGCATTGGTCTCATCCACATCCGCTTTATCTACCAGGAAGGAAATATCCCGGTCATGGGTCAGCGTAAACGGTACGTCCTTCTGGGTGTAATCTCCCTTGTTCCAACCACCGTTTCTGCTATGGTTTTTATATCCGGAAGTGGACATCTGCGTAAAATGGAAGGTCTTTGCGTCCAGCCATTTTACATTACTGGTTACAAACGGGGAGGTTAATGTTCCCTGCATAAGAATCTCTAACAGCTCCGGTTCCCACACCTGTGCATAGTTTAAATTTGGCATATACTCACCTTATCCTTTCTTAGTTGAATCGGTTCCATCTCTTTGTTGGAACTCCTGTCTGCTGTGTCTGTGTTGCCTGCTGAGACTGTCCGGCTCCTGCACTGCCACTTGCTGCGCCAACCTGCACAAAACCGGCTGCTCCAGCTGCCTGTGGTTTTAATCCCGGAACATCTTCCAGGACTTTATTCAGTGCTGCTTTTAAAGTCTCTTCATTGATCTTTCCGTCCTGCCCCACTGCCTGACTGAGATCAGCCATTTTCAGGACATACGGAATGGTCTTAGAATCAATCCCAAGATTCACAGCTGCCATCACTGCCGCGCTCTGGATCTGTGCCTGTCTGGCCGCTTCCTGCGCCTGTGTTACCTGGACCCGCATAGCTCCAACATCAGGCGTATTCGCAGCTTTCTGCTGTTTGAAGGCTTCAATCGCCTGCTCCACCTCCTGCTGACTAAGTCCCTGCTGCTTAAAATACGCTTTCAGTGCGGTATCTTCCTTTGCCGCCAATGTGCCTTCCAGCATCTGCTGGATCTTGCTATAGTCGATTGCTGGTGTTCCAGTCTGCTGGTTTGTCTGATTCTGCTGCTGTGCTGGATCTCCTGCACTTCCTGCGCCCTGCTGAGTCTGCTGGTTCTGATTCTGATTTGGTTCTGCCATGATAATGGCCTCCTTTCCATTTTGGGAGTGTCACTCCTGCTGCTTTTCCATTTTCATCGGTGTCACCGGCCGCGCAGAGTTTAGAGCCATACTCGCGTTTGGGCATAAAAATAGCACGCATTTCTGCGTGTCAATTACTAACTTAATGAGGATTCATTTTCTACTGCTTTTGCATCACAATCATACATGACTTCGATACCGGAGATATCGCCTGCAGAGATAATCGTAGTTCCCTTATAGGTGGTAAGAGTACTGTAAGCTGCAAGTTCTTCCGGGGTAAGGAAAATTTCTTCCGGGGTAGCTAACACATAATAGGCGGCTATTGGATTCTCTCTCAGCCATGTTTTCGCTGCATCACTGGTAGACCAGTCATAATCTGTATGATTTCTGGTTCGAAGTGTCACAACACCACTTTGCAGCATTATCTCATCTATGCTTGTATCTTTAATACGATCATTATAAGCCACACCGACCAATTGATCAGACATGGCCATTCTTCTAGTATTGTCCAGATTGCCATCTTTAATCGTTGTGCTGATATAATAAGCTCCTGTTCCCGTATTTCCCCGAACAGCAAATTTACTCTCGCCAATTATCTGCTGTGATATACGCTTTACATACACGCCACGTTCCAAATCAATCTCATCACAGATCCACTGCTTGCCAGTCTCATCCGTATAATTACCATCGGAATCTACTGGGATGGCATTAAGCGTATACGGAAATGTAACCGTTTGAGATTCCGTCCCGCCTTCTCTTGACACTTTTATCACTGGATTCACCGTACTCTTAATCTCCTGCGGATACTCTGGTGATGGTGACGGCTTACCTCCTACATAAGACTCCCATTCTGCGTTTGATGACAATGAAACCATTGGCTTACATACTACATCATTCACTGTATAACCTTCTGGCACCCTGATAAACACAAAACGAACTGGTGTAGCTATCTTTATTTCACTTGTCGTCTGATATGATTTGCCTTCATTATCTGTAGCACGAACAATAAAATTGTCCTCTGATCCACCACTAAGATATGCCTCTTGTTCCAAAATATATGGAGTGTCTGTAGCATATTTACCCCATAATCTAAAGTCTGCATTCGCCGTAGCGGTGCCATTGATCATGATTGTTCCATCTCTATTATCTGTGAATGTAATACCATTAATAGTTCTCGTTGTGTCAACATATGGATACGGTATCAACTGATTTCCTTTATATTGCTTCTGATCAGCTTTTCCAAAGATCTTCAATCCTCTCAATGGCGTTTCCACACTATGTTCCAATATCGCTTGGATCCCTCCCACTGTTGCTATTTTCATCCTTGGTCCCCGCCGCATATGATACACCCGCCCTAGTTCAAACTCTGTATACATTGGCAACCTCCTTTCTGGTTGTGATGTCACAACAAAAAATGGGTACAAAAATACCACCGGCCTACTGACTGGTGGTATTAGATCAATGTTTATATTTACTTCCAATTGAGAGGTCTCCCTCGCTTTTTCCACTCATCATACGTTGCTTCTTGCGGAAGTATCCCAAACTGCTTCATGACATCAAAACTGCTTCTTGCATTTTTTTCTTTTTCTTCTTCGGAAAGTTGTTGCGGATGAATGAAGTGTTCTTTCTCTTCATCTGTCATTTTCATTTTTTCTTCTTCTGTAAAATGAATTTCGCTCAAGTCCATTCGAAGTTTAAAACATTCTTCACTGGAAAGCTCTTTTCCTCTTCGCTGCTGTTCCTGTTTTGGCAACAACAACCACTCCCTTGCTGTCAACGACATCCTATCCCTCCTGTAACAGAATGTACCACTTTCCATCTTGGTTTATTTTATTTTTTACCACGAAAGTGCTTTTACGTTCATACAGTACTTCTCTTTCATCTAAACCAATTGAGCTGATATCTCTTCCTCTTCGCGAATTTTCAATGTAAATTTTTATCTTTGCATTATCATTATAACCTTCGCTTTTCGCTGTGCTCCAGTACTGCGGAATTTCAATAGTTTCCCCAGGAACAAATTTAGATACAAATTCAAGTTCCAGGTCAGCAGTGTCTGGATAATCAGAAAAGTCAACCGTTCGTATCAATGTTCCCTCATACTTCGGTACTTTTTTCAAAGCATTATCTAAATCTGATATGAATTGCTGCTGTTCCAGAGTCAAGTCTTCCACGCTTCTCATTCTTCTCAATGCATCATTGATTGTAAATGAGTCAAAGCTCTTATATGATAAAATCGCTCTCTGATCATTTAATGATAATTCCATTGTACCATTCTTTGAATCTTTTGCAATGTCTTTCCACTCATTCCTCTTTACTGCGTAGGCATTCTTGTTCTCTGGATCCAGTGAATATCTGGTCAACCGATCATACTTCTCGGCCTGACGCTGTGCATACTGCTGTCTGGCTTCCCGTTTTGCCTGCAGACCAACTTTTTTCAGTTCATCCTCTGTCCAGGTATCATCTGCAGTGGAAATGCCAGGAAAATATGTAGTGTGCGAATCCTTACATCGTGGATGATAAAGCCCTTTGCTGATGGCATAGCTCATCAGAGGATATTTCTTCCCGGTCTCTGGATCCACGCCATCACTCCGACCACCGCTCCACACATCATCGATCAGGACCTTACCGACAAAGGGGAGGCACTTGGGACATGGATTTCCGCGCTTTGCCATGATGACCGTGGTCACTCCCCATTCCTGGCGTTTTTCACCCTCGCCCTGCAGGTACGCCCGCTTACTGGCTGTCCGAATTGCCATATCTGCATAATCGGCTAGGGTATGCCTTGCCCCGTTTGCGTACATCACACAGTTGAGACCACGGGACAGCATGTCCTTCGTGGCCATGTCAACGGCCTTTTCGTAGGTTCCAGCGCCGCTGTTGGCATACACCTGCGCATTGAATATGGCTTTGCGGTAATCATCGTTGGCCTTGCGGAGCACTGCTGTTTCCGCAGCTTCCATATCGTGCGTAGTGGCTTCGATCAGCGCATCCAACTTCCGGTCATTCAGCTTAAAGAACTCTGCCGTCATTGCATCGTGTGCAGGAGATCTGTTTGTTCCGGATGTCTTCCATCCTTTCCGGATAGCCTGCAAGATTCTGATTTCCTGCTTCATGTTGCCTTTCATGCGTGCCTGGCGGATCAGCTGCTCAATCTGGCTATTGATACTTTTAAATTGCTTCTGATACTTTTTCTGGTTATTCTTCTTATACTTTTCCAGGGCTTTCAGCTGCTCCGCCTGCCACATGGACCAGTTATAGCCTTCCTCAGTCTCTTCTGCCCTGTGCCGGTCCATATTCCGGATCATGGAAGACATCAGCTCATATTCGATCCGCTCAAACGCCTCCGCAAGATCATATTCGTCATGTTGCACTCATCAACGCTCCTTCCGCAGCGTCCTGCCCAGCAGGCTTTCGCATCTGACCATCGTTTGACAATACCGTAAATCCTTGACTTTTAAATCCACGGATCAGATTTTTCAACTGGGTCTTGCTCCTGCAATGATCATTTCTCAGTTCTGCATACCCCTTTTTCTCAATCGCATACACCCCAAACGGAACCTGCTCACTGGCTATCGCCAGAAGTCCCTGGTACTCTGCCAGGCTCATTCTGTACATCCGGTTCATTACCTTGACCTGCATTTCCTTCCCCTCCTAGACTAACATCAAAAATACCGGCAGCCATATTGACTCCCGGTTCTTCTACCTCTGCAATTCCCTGTTCCGCTTTCAGTCTGGCGATTTCCTCCTGTTTCCACTGCTCATCTCTGGAATCACCGTAAAGTTCTTCCACCTGGGCTTCTACGCTCATCAATGCCACACCAGGACGTGCCTTTGCCATGGTCTCCACCTGGCTCTCAAATGATGGGTTGGCATATTCTCCAAAAGGAATGTCTACCTTCACTTCTTCCACTGGCTGTCTGATCAGGATGTTATAAGCATTCACAGCAGCACTGACCACCTTCGGAAGTGTTTCCTGCATTGCTTCCACAATTGCGTTTCTGGTATACAGCGTGGTCTTTTCCTTTTCCCTCTGCGCCTCTGCATTATCCAGTTTCTTGGTGTCAATACCAAGGGTACTTGGACTGATGATGCCCTGCAGGCACAGATCCAGCGCCGTCACATAAGATGCCAGGTAACTGTCATGTGGGATAACCGGTTGATCGGTCTGTACTTTATTTTCTCCCTTTTCATCCATGTTGTTATCTCCGGCGAAGAAACGGTTATCAAATGGATTCGGCCTCATTGGCTCACCAGTCATCGGGTCTTTCGGTACCAGGCAGTCCGGCACATACGTTCTTGCCCTGCCTGCCCGAACCGCATCCATCCACTGGGACCACACTTCATCAAACGTGTCAAAACTATCCAGTTTCCCATCGTAGATGGAGCCGCCACGTCCTTCATATTTTGCAGACTCATACACATACACCGGCACCGCTAGAATGATCTTACGGTCAAACTGCCAGTCTGTCAGATCCCCGGTCTGTTCCAATACCTTCAGATCGACCAGCTTCTCATCCAGATACAGTTCATTGATGATATAACCATATCCATATCTCTCATTCAGCACATAACGCCGCCCCTTCACGTCATAAGGAGTTTTAAAGATTACTTCATGCACCCGGTCACGCTGATATATGATCTCGATCCGTTCGCCTGGATACCATTCCAGAATGGGATATTCGCTTACTGCAGTGTCTATGGTCACTTTGAAGGCCCCATCTCCAATGTACAGGATCTCTTTTAATGCCTTTTCCATTTTCTTCCGGAAATGGTTCTGCTCTTCTATGGACTTCCAGGTTTCTTTCTGCTTATCGCTGTCAAACTCAAAATCATTCATATCTGACAGCACGATCGCCGTCAGGACCTTGACGATCAACTGTGGCAAGCCCGTATGGATCTTGCGCATATCCATTCCAGGGGTGCTTTTACTGGCCCAGAACTTATATTTGTCCGCATATTCCGTCAGACTTCCATATAACTGTTCCAACTCATTCCCATCACCACGGTACCAGATCCGGTTACGGATCGCATTAGTCTCAAAATCCATCATTTCCTGGATCTGGATATTGTACGGATTCGCTGGCTGGATCTGCAGCCAGCTTCTTACACCACGGCGAATATTGTCACTCATCTTTTCCAACCACCTCATTTCTTATCCTCCTCAAAACCTATCATGGACCGGTAGGGAATCCAGCCGTACTGGCTGGCATTGATCGTATGGTCATTCCGGTCTTCCGGTTCGTCCTTATCTTCTTTCCAGCTGTATTTTTCAAGTTCTGCCAAATGCTCCGGACATTCATCCACCACCAGATAACATCCCTGCTGGATCCAGCCCAGCTGCAGCTTAATACGATCCAGGATACACAGCTTTTTATATGCGTCCCAGAAATTGTAAAGGCAGTTGTTCAGCCGCTTATACTTTTTCAGTTCCGTCATCGTCGCCTGGTCAGCGTTATCAATATACACATCTTTCGCAAATCCCCATTCATCCCTGCACCGCTCCAGAAACGCTACCAGTTTCACCGCCGTATCACTGGGCGCAATGGGATTTTCTAAGTTTGCATTGTTATAAACCTTTTCTGCCAGCGTGATCAGACGGCGGTCTGTTGTGATCCCCTGAAATAACATGGAAATCGTATCGGGGGATTTGCTGGAATACGCTGTATCCAATCCGCATGTAAACTTCTTCCAACGGATCCGTCCAGCCTTCACCTCTGATCTCACCCATGCAGCAGTGACCACGTGTTTCTTCCGGTCAAAGTTTGGAAATACCAATCCTGTGGCCTTTCCACGAAGCCCCTGGATCTTATTCTTCCAGATCTTCGTTCCTTTGGGTGTATTGGCCAGGATCTTCTCCAGTTTCTCTTTTGGCAAACCCAAATTATGGGCAAAAGAAAAGAACCAATGCACCCAGCCGGGTTTTGGTTCCTCTCTCAGTTCGTCTTTGATCTCCTGCGGTGTCTCTGCCTCCCATTCCGGAAGCGGCCTGCTGCAGTTGATATACTCTTTATAAACAGCCAGTGACGGATCATCCGGATTCAGTGTAGCCATGAGATAATCACATCGCATGGCAGCTTCCCGCACAAAGTCAATATCGGCCGTGTTGATCTCATCGATGTACAGGCAGCCATACTGACCGCCAAGAGCCTTCTGCCACTTCTTCTTATCACCATAGCCCATCACATAAATGACCTTATCTCCACTGGATGTATGAAACAGAATATGGGGAATCTTATCGTCCTTGGTACCATTGCCGTTATATTCGACCAGCATGCCGAAATCATCCACAATTCCCAGGTCTTTGTTGATAATGTTCTTTTCTGCGGTACCTGTGTCCTTGGCAGCGATGATATGTAGCTTCTTCGGTGATTCTGCTACCTTCAGCATGAACTTAAAGAGTCCCACTGTGGTCTTGCCTGCTGCCGTGGTTCCCTCTAAGAACTCCACAGGAGCATTACAGCGAAGGAAGGATTTGTATTTCTCTGACAATAGCAGACGTTCTGTACTCACTATCCGCCACCTCGCATCTGCTGCAGGATGTCATCCAGCTTGTTCTTCTCTTCATCCAGACCGGAAACCTCCAGTTTATCCTTAAACATGCCCAGATGCCGTCCCAGAAGTTCCAGGGCTTTCTCTTTATCGTTCAGCTTCAGCTCGATACCGAACTTTCCCTCTTTAATCCCGGCGATGGCTTTGGTCTGGCTTTCGGTCAGATCTGCTGTATCCGTCAAGACCACGTTGCCGTTTACGATCTGTGCAAAATCCGTAGCTCTGGCAAAGGCAATGGCTGCCAGTTCCTCGATCACCCTGTCCTGAGTAACCTCCGTGCGTTTCTGACGTGCTTCCATCCGCTCTGCAATATAAGATGCAACGTTAGCATTTGTTAGCATCCTGCTACTGTTTGCCCTTGCCACCTCATCGTTTTTTACCCTTGGATAAGCGATCTTGTAAGCCCTCGTGGCATTCAAATCAATTAAATATTCATCTGCAAAGATTCTCTGTTTTTCTGTCATTTGGACTCACCTCGCTTTCTTAATTTTTTTCACAATACCTATTATAATCGAAAAATAGGGAGCTAAAAACTCACTTTTGGGCATAAGAAAAGAGCCACGCGGTGGTGGCCCCTACCTTATGATACATTATTTTTTAGGAAATTTCACATCGAACTTAACCATACTGACAAGTTCTCCATTTTTTCGATATTCCGCAGATTTTTTTCTTAACTCGACATAGTCTACATCTGGCTTCAATCTTTCTTCCACTTTATAGGCTTCAATCCGATATTCTGCTGAATGAAGAAATGGAATTTTGTTTATTCTCATCTCAGCAAAAGTGCCACTTTTTTCCCCACCTTCTTCCCCATTCGGCTGGTTTGAATTACTCCTTATAAAATCAATAGCGCCAAGATAAATTCCCCTGTTTTTTCCATTTTTATCACGCTCTGGTTCCATTAAAAA